CTCTCAGTTCCGAAATTGATTACGCCTGTGCTATCTTTTGCTGTCAAAATTTTAGCAACGAGATTATCTAATTGGCTAGGTGGATTCTTTGCATCGCAGGCCACGTAGACCAAAGTGATCAAATCATTTTGAAAAACTTCGCCACCGTTTAGAGTGGGGATCAATGTTGTTTGTGTTTGATTGCTCTGGTCAACATAGATCTTCTTCAAGTTCTTGCGGAATAGGGGAGTTCCATTCTGTGCCCAAGGCAATTCAGTGCTGACAGCAAACTGAGTCAGTGTGCTGGTTGCAGTGGTAATTGCATTAAGTAGTTGGGTTCTCATCTTACTCTCACAAGGTTACGTGGCTGTGGCCATTTTTCTGCGCTAGTGACAGTGCCACTACCGTCAAAATCATACCATGTGCCATCTTGAATTAGTTCATCAAATAATTTGTCAAACTTGGTCCTATACACACCAATCTTCTGAACTTCACTGTTATCTTGACTTGAGAAGTCTGCAACTTTTGGTAGCAGATATTCATAAAGTGTAAAATAAACGCAAAGGTCTGTCCAATCTGCCCTACGGCCAAGAATATAATTGGCGTTGGGCAGAGGAACGTCTGGATAAGATTTGGTCTGTGTGGCTAGACGTTGTGCATCGTTTCCTTCTAGCAGATAATAGCCGCGCCACCATGATGTATTGCGGACCAACTGAAGAATGCGGTTAGTCGCTTTCTCTGTTAGATCCTCCACCATGGTTTCATCGGCGATACCCTCATTAGATTCCCAGATGCGTTGATCAGTAGCAGTTACATCGCTGTATTCTGCAAAACTAATCACGTTTCCTGCTACTGTAATGAAGGCCATTATCTATCTCCTAATTAGATGCTTGCGTCGCCAAGAATCTTAACGCCATAACCATCGTATAATTCACCAACGGCGTAGTTAGCACTACCAACAATGTCATCACCTAGGAAACTAGCACGGCGCTGGCTTTCAATTGCGATGTCACCAGCCATTGCTAGGCCAAGTGCATTGCGATGGAATAGACCACCAACCCAGTCACCTGCATCACCAGAAGTCTTAGTGATGTTAGATGTTTCATAGATTGGAACACCGGCCAACATACCAACGTAACCAGTCATCATGGCTTCGTTTTGTAGGATACCAGCATTTGGATTAGCAAATGTGTTTGTTAGGTTAGCCTTTAGGTCATAGGCAACGTTTGGATGCAATACGCAGGCCAAATCAGTGCCAGGAACACCAGCAGAACGTAGTTTAGCAACAGCCTGGAATACGGTTGCGGCGCTGACTGCTGTGCCAGTTCCACCAACTGTCTGGCTGAAAGTGTCGAACAAGTCGCATAGGTCTTGGTCTTGCTTACGGCTAATTGCTTCACCGAATAAACGACCAATGTCAGCAACAACGTTGCTAGCGGCAGAGTAACGTGCCTGATCAGATAACATGGTGCGTAGAGCAACAGTTCCGATAGTCAATGTTACGCCGTCTGTAGAAACTGCGCTGTTTGTGATTTCTGTATCAGCAGAACCTGTGTAGGCGCTAGCAGAAACAGTTGGGTAACGTGGAACAACAATGCTGTTACCGCTACCTGCAGGGATGTCAAATGTGCGAACAAGGTTACGCATAATTGAACGCTCAGAAGCAACGAACATTGCTTCAGCAACGATCTGTGGTAATAGATCGTTTAGGGTTGTTACATTAGAACCAGCCATGGTAAAATCTCCTTAATATAGTTTATCTGGCTATCCCAGCGGCCTTTCGGTATTCCGCATAAATTTTGCGGTCGTTGGGATTTTTCATATCTAGTTTAGTTACATCTAGTTTTTCACGTGACTGATTTAAATTGCTCTTACCTTGTGTGGTGCTTGGCCCTGCGGCTTTGAAATGTGGGTTAGTGTCTAAGAATTCTTTTACTAGGTCCTCAACTCTGAAAGGTTGGCCCTTGTCCGAATATCTAACTGTGCCTTTTTCATCTAGCACTTCAACATCTCCACTCTCTCCTAATCTAAGATTAGGTCTCAATAACGCTTGAACCTGCTTGGGATTAACTGCTCCTAGTTGAGCGGCAGTTGATACCAAAGGCATATCCACTGTGTAAGAACGAATTATCTCATCACGTTTTGCTATTTCGGCGTCTTTCTTAGCAGCCAAATCAGCCATAATCTTATCAAATTCGCCACGCTTCTTTTGATCCTCAAGTCTACGCTGTTCTGCTTCTGCTTTTATTTGACGCAGTTCTTCAATGTCACCAAGTTCTTCATATTTAGAACTGACCTTACGCTGGATCGCAGTCTTAGTGCGTGCCATCATATCGTCAACTTCTTTTTGTGTGTAGAATTTCTCGGTGCTTTGTGCCTGGTTTGTATTTTCGGAAGATCCAGTATCTTCACTTACCAATGTATTGTCGGACATCGTCGCCTTAGCCTCCCTTTCAGAGTGTTGTTAAATGAAAAATGCACTTAGCATTTTTCGTAAAATTATTTATAGAGTCTTTGTCAAACCACTGCGTAAATGGTTCAATCTGGCTCTGTTTTGTTGTATCAGCACGGGCACAGGTGTAGAATACTTGCCATAACGCGGATGGCTCCATAGCCATTCATTAAGTGTATCACCTGCATCCAATTTTATACAGAGTTTTTTCAATCGTCTTGGTGTTATATCTTTAATAACATAGACCCTGGCTTCAAAGTTATCCAATGGTCTAGGACGCCGTGATGTAGTTATATCAATGCGTCCTTTGCTGAATGCTGCCAAACTCCAAGGACATTGTGTTTTAATGCCTTGGAAGTATTGACTCCAATCAACCTCTACGACCACCGCCTCTGCGGCCTCCGCCTCTTTTCTTTTTCATCATGTTAGTGTTCTCCATATGGTTGAATTGGGCGATCCCAGTCGCCCTGCTGTTCTGGATAGACAGGATATCTATCCATTATTTTTTAGCCTTGGCTCTTGCTTGACTGGCCTTAATGGCCTGTGCTTGACGGACTGCTTGGGCACGGGTAGGATATACCTTACCTGATGTGCCATACTGCCATCCTTTTCCGCCTCTAGGGCCTGTTGCTTTATGAACTGGCATATTCTTCCTCCTCAATGGGTTCCCATTTGGCACACCAGAACACAGCACGAACTGGTGCATCAAACTTGGTGCAATACATTTCACCTGGCTTATAATATTCACAGTTACCGCAGTTTTGTCCTTCAGGCACATCTGGATTGTCTGCTGGTTGATATGCGGCTGGCAAGTTAGCATTGATTGGTTCACCATCAGGATAGACTCTACCTGGCTGTGGATTAGGATCAATGAAAGGTAGTCTTTCATCTTCTTCACCTAACAGTTCAATAATCTTTTCATCAATAACACGATAAACAACTGGATCAGTTGCGGCTGCTTTGGCCTGACCTAGTTGTAGGAATTCACGTTGTGTGTCCTTAATGTTGAAACTATTTGGATATTCAACTTCACCCATCCATACACGGCCTTGATACATGCCAAACAATTGCCAAATTTGTTCTTCAGCAAGTTCCATCATGTCTGCCTTTTCTGCTAGTTTGGCATTAAGCAGTTGAAATTCCGTCTCCATGGCTATGCCGCTCATAGTGCGTTGGACTGTGGCACGAACTCCACCAGTGAAACTGATTCGGTCAATCGATTCAATCAGTTTGTCCATGCTACTGTGAATATTGTTTACTGAAGTTCCACCGCTTTCAAGGTAGTAAGGATTAAGTCCGGGGTCACTGCCTTCTTGCAGTTGAATAATAGCGCCAGCGCCCGATCCTAATTGTGCAGTAGGAGGAACAACTAGACTAGGGTGTCCGTCTAGGCGAATAGCCTGTTCATTTTCACTGTGTAGGTTGTAGATTTGACGCTGTAGGTCAGCAATGTCAGTGATATCACTAACGCCAATGTCTTTGGTAACACCTTTCTGATTGTATACTAGGATAGCAGGAATTATACCTAGCATGTTAGGTTCTTCCATCATCATAGTGGCATTCTTGTTGATGTCATCTAACTGCCAAGTGCGAACTGTCTCAGGTGTCCACTCTTTGATCACTGTGATTCTATCAATAACTTCTTCAACATACTTGAAATAAACTAATGAATATCTTCCGTTGGGCAAACGTTCCCACTTCCAATCTGACACTACTAATGGTGTTACTAGATTGACATAAGGACGCACACCTGCGGCAATTTCCTGTGCTTGTGTGACAGCGCCAATGTTAGGTTTAGTCATTAAGACCCAAGTATGACCAAATACGCTGGACCAAATGCTGACCTGCTTCATGAACATGTCAAAACTCATGCCTTCTAGGTTAGCATCGCGTAGGAAACTTTCTACATCTTCGTAGCCTTCCCAATCGTTAAATTCACGGTCTGGTTC